CTAATTATTAACAATAGATTGATGTTTTATATACTCGTCATAGATAGTCCTTAAATCCATTTCATTCTTTTTTATACGCCTTTGCAAGGCTTTTAACTTTCTTGTCCCAAATAATTCGGCAAATAGTTTTTCTATAGCTTTATCTTTTCCTTCTAAGTAGCAGATGTATCTAAAATCATTAAAGCTATATAGTCTCATGTCATAACCTCGCAGAAAACAATATTTTCTATATTAATGTCAATTATTCGTTCGTCAAATCTTTCAAGCTGCACAATGTGTTTTTCGTTATCAATGTGGACTGGCACTACATACTTGTATCGCACGTGATGATTGTTCTTTAAAAACAGTACTTCTATTGACCAATTTCTTTTTAACGCATCTGTTAATACTATGGAATGCTCTAAAATGTCATCAATTAAATTATACATTTCCGTCACCTCTTGCTAACATTATACGAACAAACGTTCTTAAAATCAAGAATAAAAAGAAATAAAGTTAAAAATAATGTTTGACTTTGTATAATACATGTATTATAATATAAGTATAGAAAGGAGTTGAGACAGTGAAGGATGTTTTAGAGGAAATAAAAACAGTCCTCGAAATTATCACTCTTGCAGTAGCGCTCGTAACATTACGCAAGAAAGATAAAAACAAGGACAAGTAAATCAGAGGGGTGAAATTCCCCTCCCTCTAATAAATTATAACACGCCTTTCACAAATTATGAATAAATATATCTGGATTATATTAATTGTTATCTGTGTTAACGGACTCGCTAGTTACTTTCAGAATATAGCATTGACCATCATTGCTATACTGACCACATTAGCTTGTCTAGTGTACTTAATAAAAATTAGGAAGTGATTAATTATGACGAAAAAAACGACCTCTGACGCGCAGTTGAAAGCAAATAAGGAATGGCAAAGCAAGAACAAAGAACATGCAAACTATTTAAAATCTCGTTCAGCTGCGCGTTCTTTTATAAAGAATAAAGCTACGTTGGAAGATTTGAAGGAACTTGAAAAATTAATTATAGAGGGAAAAATTAATCATAAGGGAATGATTAAGGATAAATGATGCACGCTAAGCACATGCTTGGCGTTTTTTGCATAAAAAAAAGCCCTAACGTGTGGTTAGGGGGTTAAATTACGCCATCATCTTTAGTTTTTCTACTTCGAATTTAAATCTAGAATTAATCATATGATTGATTTGTTTTGTTGTATCTGTAAAGGTTAAATTACTCTTTATAAAATCAAAAGAATAATCATTTAGCAATTTAATCAATGCTGAATTTACAAACGAGGAATTGACACTTGTAAATCCATTAAAAGATATTTCCGCTTTATTCCCAGTCGATAGAATCTTTTTAATTTCAATTCTTACAGCATCACCATCGGCATTTGAAAATGCATTTTGAGTTATATTGTTTATATATAATTTTACCATCCAAATTCCTCCTCCGGATTATTTACTTCTCTAGCTAATTTTGCATCAATGTTAAATTCATAGAAAGTTCCAGGATAAAACGATTCCTCTTGTGAACAAGATAGGTTACTGTTACTAGCTGTAATTATACCATTATTTGAATGCAAATGTACAACACCAAGATTATCATTAGTGATTGCCTTAATTATGTTTCCAATACCAGCCCCTCTGTTATGGGGCTGATTTTCCGAACTAACTCCGAAATCAGTTGCTTTTTTCATCAACTCTGAATCAGATAAATCCGGAAATTTTTTTCGCAATGACGCAGGTATGCCCACACCAAAATCTGAAACACATATTTTTATTTCTTCAGCTCTAGGGAAATATTGTGCGGATATACAAGCAGTTCTAACAGTCGAATGATCAGCTATATTATTAAAAATTTCTTCAAGAGAAATTTGTAGATAATCTAAGTCTGCCACATTGACATTTAATATTCCGCCTATCCATGGGATAAAACTATTTCTAACCCAGTTAACAGAGTCCTTATAGTTAATTAATTCTAACGGGCACGTATTTCTTCTTTTCCCCAAAGGTTCTGAAATTTCAACGTCCATATACTCAGAAAAAAATTCAATATCATTTAAAAATTGCATTACCTTTTTATTTTCAGAAGTTGGAGAACTAGACGTATATCTCTTAAATTGAATAGACACATCACATTTATTAAGTTGTAACCACTCAATTGTGTTGCTAAGTATTGTTAGTCCTGATGGTTCAATAAACCTCAAGTGTTCCAAGTTAAAAATTATTTTTTTATATGTTGGAACTAAACTCTCATTTATACATTGTTTTAGTACACTGTACATTGTATCTCTATTAAAATGTGGAGGTAATATAACTTCTTTTTCTTCCAAAACACTCATCCCTTTGTTTATATTATTACAAATATACCTTAAAATAAATATTAAAACAATATAAAATTAAGCATGTGTGTACTTTATTATATAATAAATATTCTGCTAAAAAGTATCCAACATAAAAAAATACCCCCGCAAACGCGAGGGCATCAAAATTATTTTTTCTTCACATATTTTGTGGAATTCGGAATATAACCAATAACTCCATTCGTTAGCCCAAACTCTAACCAACCGTTTTTAGCCTTTTTTACCATGCGAACTGTTTCGCCTTTTTTCTTTTTCTGTGCAACAGGGCTATCCCACTTCGAGCTTTTTCTGAAATTGACATCCGCTACACAAATATAAGAAGTGCAAGGGTCTTTCTCATACCAGTATTCTTTAAATGAAGTTTTGTACCAGCCTTTTTTGCCTTGAAATTCAATTTGTACCCAATCCCCATTTTTTGTATCCCAGAGGATTTGCGCATAATAGTAAATTGGCACTTTAAATGCAACAGGACTGTCCCATGTTGCTTTAGTTCGAATGTTTAAGAAATCTCGCGCATAAACCCCTTGCTTACCAGTTTTTTTGATAACAGTTGGTTTATTTGCTGTGAATTTATCTGTAGCATAACCTTTATATTCATATTGCATGTGTGGACAATCAACGAAACCGCTCCAATCGCCTCCCCATGTAAAACCGAGCGCTTTTGCTTTTGCGATAGCTTTCTTCGCTGTAGCTGTTTTATAGCCACCCCAATCTACCGTTTTACCTTTTGCCATCACAAAATCAAAAGCTTGCCCGACGATATGGTACGAGCGCATCGTTTGAGATTTACCATTAGCGACATTTGCAGCCTGTTGCTCTTTCGTTCGAATAGTCTCATATACTAAAACCTCAATCCCATTTTTACAACACCAGTTAAACCATTCCAGCGCTTTTGCTCTCGTGTTTGCAGCAAGTTTAGCAATGTTATTTCTACTTCTTTCTTCATAATACATAGTCATTATTTATCATCCTTTCTTTTCATCACTAAGTCACTATCTTTGCTTCCTGCGGTTGTAGGATCAATAATTAAGCCTACTACAGCAAACACTCCCGTAACCACGGTAATGATGCGCTGTAATAGGTCGTTGTAGTCCCATTCAATATTGAACACCCACAAGACTGCTTGAACTACAAAGAAAATAGCCGCAATTAATGCGACTACCCACACTTTATTTTGAAATCTTACTTTCCAATTGATTTTGTTCATTTATTATTCCTCCTAATGCCAAATTAGTGGTGCAACCGTGAGCATTGTTCCGATTATGGTACAAATACCCCCAATGATCGCCACGATTATTGTTGTATTTCCTTCTCGCTTCTTTCCTTTTTGTTTGCTGGAAATACGAAACTCTGCCATTTCAATATCATGTGCTTGTTGCTTTTCGATAACTCCTTTTAAAGATACGGCAGTCTCTTTGGTATTATCTACAATTTGCTGTAAAGCGCCTGAAATTGGTAATACTAAATCTTTTAGCTCGCCCATATCTTCCCTCAGTTCGTCTACATTTTTATCAACCTCCTTGATTTCGGTTCTGATCTCTTTTTTTAATTTATCGCCATGTTCTAAAAGATCGAGCCGGGTCACATATCTTTTTCTATCTTTTTCATCCTCCATAACTCCCAGCCTCCTGCGATTGATACAAATAGATTAAAACAAGCGCTTAATCCGTAGCGTATAGGCCATAGCTGTGTCGCTTGACTTTCAGCACTTGCACTTGCATATAAAAAGAGGACAAACACCCCGACAAGTCCTCCTATCAGCATATTGATAAATTTAGCCTTTGTTTCTTGAAATGCTGCAATGAAGATCAAAACAGAACTGATCACAAACAAAAAACCCCATGTATCCATTGTCATGAGGTTTGCCATTAATTTGTAGGTTTTACTCTGCTCAATAATTTCATCGCCTTTGACGATTAAGAAACCACCCGTAACCATGCTGAATAAACTAACCTGTAATAAATAAAGAATACTCAAATACTCTTTATATGGCTTATCATATAGTTGCAATTTGATTTTTACCCAGGCTTTCTTCATTTAATCATCCCCTATAAAAATAAGCCTACTCGGCTTCTGTTTCTGTTTCTTCTATCTTCATTCGTTGTTCTTCTTGTTTCAGCTCATCCACTTTCGCTTTTACCTGACCTCGCAAATTCGAAGGAACTTCTTCAATTGTTTTCCTTCTATTCATCACTAGATTTACATAAATCGGTATCATATAAGCCATATTGTTCACCCTAAATTACTTTCAAATAGTGCGGCTAATGCCTCTTGAGTGAGTAGTAATTCCTCTCTTAATTTTTCTACTTCCGTTTTTTCTAAATCTTGGTTAGCAATAACTTCTTGCTGTCGTTTTTCATCTAAAACAACTTTACCGTTTTCAATTTTGCACACATTAATTAGATTCATGTTATTTTCTGCTGTTTCAACTTCTATAAATCCTTCTAATTTATGATTACTCCACATATCGATGTATCCATCGCTATTTACTGTCACAAATGACTTCATGTTGATTACCTCCTTCTAGAAAGTTGATATTTTTCTTAGCGCATAGCTTGTACTTGGCGCTTGTCCGTTTGACAAATCACCGCTCACACTGCTAGGTGTTAGTCTAATTGTTTTCTTTGCCCCATCTGTCGCTCCTGGCATCGGCACCCAAGTAGCCTTATTGTTGTTTTGTACTAGGTATTCTTTTGAAAAAAAGTATTCGATATAACCATAATCTAAAACGCCAGTACCAGGGGCGTAACGTGAGAATTCTAGTAACACCCCATTCCTTACTTTTGCAGAATCCCACGAAAATATATGTGTATCTAAAAAGTATGAAGAACCGGACCAAATAACTGTTTTTTTGTAAGAATTATCCGTATATGTTTGTGAACCTAATACCGATGCTGTCTCTCTCCATGTACTCGACCCATATCTGAAAAATTCACGACACTCTTCTCCATTGTCTTGATTGAAATAGCGTATAGTTTGCTCAACGGTATTTCCGGTTATTAGTTTTCTGTTTTCTAATAAAAATCCCTGAGCAAGTGGAACATCGGTAAGTTTATTTGCAGCTGTACTGTCGACATAAAAGTACCCAGTTTCATTAAAATTAGATAGCTTTGTAACATTTGTTGGAAATATTTTTGCTATACCTTCGTCATTTGTTAGCTTATATTTTTGCCACCCTTCACTTAATATTGTTGTAATTAAATTATTGTCATCAATCTGACTTTCTAAATTATCCATGCGTTCTTGAGCAGCCTCTGCATTCTGTAAAGCTTGAGTGGAGATAGCAACAGAGTCACCTAAGTTATCTTCTAAATATTGCTTCAGCTCATTGATTGTTGGCTCAAAACTCTCAAGTTCAATATTATCCTGCATAGCATCCTTCTCAACAATAATTTCAAAACTTTGTGTACTTGTTCTCTCTATAAGTTGATCTAGTGGGCCTAATGTGACTCCGTTGCTTGATGCTGTTTTTTCTAATGCAAAATAGCAATTTTTCAATCTCCCAGGTTTAGCAAACAATCGTTTATTTGGTTTATATTCAATAATTCCATTCGAATTGTCTAAAATAGTAATACTATTATTTTCAGAACCATCATCTCTAACGAAAATACCTTCTTTAATTTCAGCATAAAATACCGGACTTAAATTACCTATTGTTTGAGTAATTTCGTCAGTTGACAAAGTAATGTGCCACAACATTGACTCTATTTCTCCAACTCTTCCAATAATTTTGTTTTGACTCTTGTTCTTCATAAAATCTAAAGCAAGATTATATTTTTTTATATTCATAATTACACCTCTCTTAGACAAGATAGTTAACCGAAAGCGATAGATTTGTGGTTGTTTCAACAGTACTTTCATCTGCTATTCTTGCATTAATTTTTCCTGAAGCTGATTTGATTTCAAAAACAATCGCATTCCCTTGTTCATCTGTCGCTTTTCCTAATACATCTGAGGAAGGGAAAAAACCTAGTGGCAAACTAGCTACTTCTGAGAATTGTACTTTTAATAAAGTTCCTATCACATAAACATCGATATAAACCGTAACAATATTATTAACGGTTGTTTTTCTATAACGTGAAATAAGTGCAGCATTAGAAGGAAGACCATTTCTAAAACTAGAATTAAGGGTGAGATTTAGCCACGAGGAATCTTTAATATCATCCTTCTTCACTGCATTGGCTACTTCTGCACTTGCTGAAGAGCCTTTAGCATTAGCAATATACGCAACTCTTTTCGCATTTTCTGCGCTTGCATCTACCTCTTGCAGTTTAGATATAACTGCTGGAACTTTACTATTTATTTCTATAAAATCTCCCACAAGACATGTGCTTTTTTCCATCGAACTATAACAGATATTTAGTTCAATTACTCGTGCTTGAACTGTGACAGCTGTGTCCATATCGTGATCAATAATTCTAATGTAGGAACCTTTTCTGATTTTATGTGACTCATAACCATAAACCTGTTCTAACATCAAAACTTCAACTTCATATTGATACAAAGGATGATTTATTTTCTTTAATTCAGCAATTCCCCAATCTCTTAAAGCCGCAGGAGAAGTAATAGCTTCATTCGTTTTAACAGTCATTAAGTAACCATTCCCATTTTCGTTATAGAGTTTATTAGCTACATCATCTGCTACATAATTTAAGCCATTAGAAACTGAAGATATTGTAAGTGGCATGCCATTATCCTGGGTTGTTCCTAGCGGAATTAAAGCAGTTTTAATATCAGATAGCACCTTTTTACGTATTATCCCTTTTATTCCTGTCCCGCTCTCTACTCTTACACCATCATTTTCTCCGAGCCTTTTAACAACTCGACAATAATAAGCAACTACTCTGCCTTGATATGTCTTAACATAGAACTTAACCTCACAATCAAATGCTGCACAAACTGTATGCAATGCTTCTTGAGCAGTAATGTAACTAGAAAATTCAATATCAGCAATCCCCACGCTTTCTACGGATTCAATAACCCAACCACTTCCACCCAAAATATAAGTTAATACTGGCGTTATTGTTGCTGCAGTGTACTTTCTGCTCGGCACTATGACATTGTTTAAATCATAAATAAATACATTCTCACAAGTAATTCTTTTATATATACCTTTTCCATCTCGTATATCTTCAATTCCAATGATTCGAAACATAATCGCATCATCATCTAAATCACGTAGCAATATAAAGTTTGATTCATTTAAATAACTAGCCGTAATATCATCTATATTGGCAACCGAAAATTCATACGTAGAATCAAAATCAGTAATCTTTTCAGTGTGCATGTCATCAAACAATTGAACACCTAAAGGAGAATCAAAAGAAATACTTGCAACAATCTCTTTTTTCTTATTTAAGATTAATATCAATATGTCTTCCTCCTTTAGAAAGATTTTGGTCTATATGATAGATACCATTCTGCCGCAGAAAATGGAGCGACATTTAAAAGCATTGATTCCCCACCGAGCAAATCAATCCATTTGCTACCGATTGCTAAATTTTGCATAAAAGGAACACCATCTTTATAAATTGTTTCAGTTTCACAATCAATCATAATCTCTTCACCTTTTTGCGCTATTATTTGCGGCTTAGCAGCTAATACAGAGTTTAATTTCTCAACCCGGGTATCAGCAAATTTCAGAGCATAATTTGGATCACGAGTTCCCCAAGCAGCCGCATAAATATTTAGTTGTGCAAGCTTCTTAATGTATTTATTCTCTGTATCAATAAATGACAACTTTTTGATAGTGATAGGCTTGATATTTTTATCATACTTTACTACTTCAACTGAAAAAGTGTTCCCTAATTTTGTTAATTCTAAATAACCGTAAAAATCTCTGAACTCTGAGTAAGAACCAGTTTGGACTTTTTCATTGATAGTCTTATACTTGCCATTAACCTTTACTTTCTTCTGGACTGTTTTGTATGTTTTTGTTATCTTTCCAGTTTCGTTATACAAAATCTTCTGCGGATAACTCGTTGAGTACTGAGTCCCAATTTCCAGCTTAATATAATTAACTTCGGAGTTTGGGTCGTTATCCTTTACTTGTAACAAGCCAATTCTATCGCCATTGGGATCAACCAAATATATTTCTAATTTACCTTGTTGACTTTGAGCAGATGCCATGTTTTGAACGCGAATTCTTACTTTCCAGTTATCTAGAGATTGAGATAACACTATTTTACTCATTGGTCCATGCCAATTATCTCCTACGCCAAAATCAGAGGGGTAAATCGCATTTTCATTAGAGGTGTAGGTTCCGTCAATTTCTCCGTTTTTATAATCTAACTGAAAAGTAAGCTCTTCTTTTGTGACTGGTGTCCATCTTGTTAAATCATTCATTGGGTCATTAATTATTATTTCGCTTGGCTTTACTGGTGTTTCACCTGTATCAGGGTCCACACCTTCGCCCAGATAAACGTACTTGTCATGTGTTGCTATAGATAATGACGTGATATCTTCTTTTAAAACTGCATTTATTATAGGTCGGGTTGGTTGAGAACCTTGGACATGTAGTTCTGTAGACCCTTGTATCAACTTCATATCTTGTTGTTCATGATAAGCATGTGGGTCAGAACAAACGAAATTTAAAGTTACTAACCCGCTATACAAACGCCTTTCGATATCTGTCGTACCTTCAAACCTGCCAAAATACACTTTGTCTCTGTCCTCATCGATAGTTAATGCACGTTCAATATTATCCGTTTGCATTAGCCAGTCAGCAACTTCAGAAGTTTTTTCACTCAAATCGTCTAAACTGTCAGCTAAAATTTGGATTTGTATTTCTATTGTTCTTTGCCCAATATTCGGTCCGAAATAAAAAGCTCCTATGCGACCGCTAGGACTTTCTGTACTTCCTGAGTTTTCTGGGAACAACTGGTTTTTATAGTCAATAACTTCAACATCAAAAAATGATGAATGAATATCTTTATAAGTAAATCCGATAGCCATTATAAAATCACCCCATTTGCTCGATTTGATCGCACAATTCTATTATTTTGAATTTCTGTTATAAAGTCGACCGTTTCCTCAGCTACTACGCGACCATCTAACGTTGTTTTATTAACAATTTGAATTGGTTGTACCGTAACTGGTGTTTCACTTCCTTGCGTTGCTATAGAAGTCCCTGAGTAAGCCGTAATTTCTTTTGTGTTCGGAGTAACTGGGACTGAAATAGCAGGTGATAGACTTGTTAAATGTTTTTGCATTTTATATGCTGCCAAATCAATTGTATTTAAATTTTTAAGCATTCCCACACCAATTCCAGCTGGTACTTGTTTACCAACCTCATCACTCATTAGCCGGGAAGGAGAGTGGATTTTTAGCCTTTTTTTGATTGTTGATTCAATTGTTTTAGCTAGTCCAGCAGCTTGTTTTGCTAATGGCCCATCCATTTGCTTAAAACCCTGAATAATACCAGCTACCGTCTGTACCCCTAGTTTAGAGCCAGCAGTGCGATATTCTTTTGCTTTATCAAGTTCTTTCAACCAAGAAGCATTCGCATTTGCCAAATCTTTTTTAGCTTTATCGTTCGCCACCTTAACAGCTTTATCCATAGTCGCTTTATCATTTACAGAAGCGTCTAAGCCCAGCTTGTTTGCATTAGCATGTTTTTTACTCCACTCTGCTTGGTATTGTTTCAGTTGAGTATCGGACATGCCAGCAATTGCTTTAGCTTGTCCTGTAGCACTTACGCCCATGTTACGTATCTCATCTATAAGCCCTTTACTAACACCGCGTTTTTTCATTTTATCAAGTTGAGCCATAAAATCTTTTTGTTGGGCTGTTTGTGATTTGAGATTTTTAGTTAAATCACTTCCACTTGCTTTTTCTGTAACAGCAGCATCAAATAGTCCAGTCTGATTATATGCGGCTTCTTGATTTGATTTAAGAGCATCGTTATAAGTCTTCTTCGCTTCGTTAATAGATTCCTTAGCTGTTTTATTTATTTTAGCTACGTTATCATAATACTTTTGTGTGCTGCTTTTTATCGACTTATTAAGCTTTGTTTTTTGAGTACTAATTTCTTTATTCGCACTTGCAATGTTTAATTTGATTTGTCTTGTTTGCGCCGCATTTAAGCGATATTGCTTATTAATTTGTTTTAATTTATTAATGTACGATTGTGCGCTAATTGCGCCTGTTTTGTAATCTACTTGCACATTTGATATTTTATTACTTACATTTTTCGCATAGCTTGTTTTAGTACCTTTTGCATAACGAGGTACGTTACTCAAAGCTTTAGCTGTTTTATCTCCTCGCAACACCTCAGTACCCCGTGGTAGATCAAGAAGAACGTTACGACCTTTAGGAACAAAACTATTCCCATCCGGGGTGGTAATCATTTCTTCATAGTTACTTCCTTTTGCATCATTAACTAATGCAGGTCCGCCTTTGTGGTTATTTGTCCCAGTTGCATAACCTACCTCTTGAATTCCGCTTGGACTTTTACCACTCGTTTTGTATGCAATAGAAATTACTTTTTGATTTTTCATGTTGAGCATATCACGCCACGAGTTTATAGCATTGTCAATAGCGTTTTTAGTAGCCTCTGCGTTGGAATTAATAACTAAATCTTTTCTATGGACAGCTATGTTGTTATAGTCGTCGACTGTTCTACTACCTCTATCTATTTTTGATAATAGGTCTCTGTTGTTTGCAAAAAGGTTTTTAAGATTCACCTTTTGTCCGTTATATTGAACAATAACATCTTTACCACTCTGAATTTTATTCCTAACATCATAGTTATTTGCTAAAAGCGTCTTTAAATCTACGTTCGTTCCGTTATAGCTAACTAACATCCCTTTAGAAGAATTCATTTTCTTTATTACATCAGAATTATCAACTACTAAAGTTTTCATTGATGGAGGTAAGTTGTCCCAAACTCCCATGTCTTGCAGAGCTTTTTGTAACGCCAGACTAGTATCTGCATTCGCAATCATACTTTTTTGTTCAGGCTTCAATTTATCCCAAATACCTAAATCTGACAACGCGTTAGCTACATGTATAGAGTCCTCATAACTGACAATTAATTTCTTTTCGTTGAAAGTCATCTTATCCCAGCGACCACTTTCAATAGTTGCTGTTGCAATAGTCTTTTTAGCATCTGTGGTTAATTTTGCTTCTTTCATGATGAATTTAAGATTATTCCAACCATCATCACTTTTAGCTAAATTGGATACGAATTCACCAACATTGTCTCTTATTTCAGAAGTTTTAGGGTCTAATACTAAGTTGTTCCATGCGGTATCTGCCATTTTTGCTCCATCGCCAATTAGCTTGCTGGCTTCGTCAGCTTTGCCCGCTTTTTCTTGTACATCACGTGTAAATTCGTCATAATCTAGTCCCATATCTTTTAATCCGCGTCGGATGTTTTTTCGCGCTACTTCATTACTTACACCTAACTTGTCGTATAACTGTTCTTGCGTTCGTATCCAAGCCGTTACACTAGATCGCACTGTTCTATTCTGATCTCTATCCAGTTGGTTCATTGCATTATTGTATGACGTTTTATCTATTAATTCTTTATCATAAGATTCTTTGAATGCTTTCTTTTGTTTCTTCGTTTCATCTGTTGTTGCTTTTGTGACTTTACCAAGATAGTCAGCTTGTTCAGTGAGTGCTTTTGTGCTTAAATTCTGCACCTCACCATTCATCGCTTTTATCAGCTGTGTTTTCTTTTTGTTGCTTAAGCCTAAACTTTCAATTTGTTCAATCTGCATATCTTTGTAAATATTGTTAACAATTTTCGATTGTTCAGATGTCATCTTGCCAGTTTTAACCGCATGAGATTGATAAATCTTTTCTATTTCTTTATATTGCGAATCTACGTTTGCCTTTCTTTCTTCTGCTCTCTTTTCAGAATCTTTCATGGCGTTGTCTAGTAACGCTTGTACAGCAGGTGAAGCTTCATCATATGCTTTCTTGAAGTCACCCAATGCATCGTCTGTATTCTTCTTAATTTCGTCCGCCATGTTTTTGAATGCACTGACAATTTTCTCGCTGTCTGCCGTTGCTCCTGATGCAAATGTGTCTAATGCCAGTGTACCTTCCGATGCAAACTCATTAAATTTCACCATAGACTTATCTGCCTCGGCGCCAATGTCATAGCCCCACGTTTTCACACGTTCTTTACTCTCTTCAATTTTACTTATATGTTTATCTAACGCATAGATTCCTGCACCAAGTAAAGCTGCGCCTGCTAGACCAATGACAGCTGGCAACGCTCCAAACGATCCCGCTAATCCTGCCGCTGCCAAACTAGTTCCTTCTACCGCTGTTGTAGTAGCCCCAAACCCAGCTGCCAAAGAAGTTAATTTACTTCCCAATCCCAATATCTTACCTAGCCCCGCGAACCCTTTTATTAGTCCGCTAGTCATTGATACTAGTTTTCCGCCAACCGTTAATACAGGACCAGTTGCTGCAAGAATTCCAGCCCATTTTATAATGTTTTGTTGTTGTTCTCCAGAAAGGTCATTAAATTTATCAATCATTTTGTTAGCCCACTCGATGATTGGAGTGAGGGCAGGCATTAATTTTTGACCTACGTTCTGTTCTAATACTTCGAGTGAAGCTTTAAATTGGTCCACACCAAACTTACCAGCTTTTCGCATATTATCAGCAACTTGTTTAGTATATCCGTTTGCTTCATCAGCACCCTTGGAATATTTACGTAGAGAATCGCCTCCCGCTTCTAAAAGCGTATTAACAGCTGATAAAGGTTCACGTCCGAAAATCATCGTCAAGAAAGAGTTTTTCTGTGTTTTTGTCATTTTCTTTGTTTTATCATTAATATCATCCAAGAGAGTTGGTAAAGTTTTCATATTGCCGTTGTTATCTTCAATTGTTAATCCAACTGCCGACATTGCTTCTGCAGCTGATTTTGAAGGTTTAAGCAAACTTGTAAGCATTCCCCGTAAGCCGGTACCCGCCTTTTGCCCTTCAATGCCGCGGTTAGAAAGCAAACCAACAGCTGCTGCTGTATCTGTAAGTGAATATCCTAGCGAATGCGAAATAGGACCGACATAGTTCATTGCTGTTCCCATATCTGAGAATCCAGCTGCTGTTTTATCAGCCACATAGGTTAGCACGTCAGCAACTTTGTTTGTATATTCCATCTGTTTGTTGGTGTCCTTAGAAATCATTCCAAACTGTTCTAGTGTTGACGTAGTAACGGACATTACTGTTTCGAAATCATCACCAGACGCACGAGCGGCATTAAAAATCGCAGGCATGGACGCCATTGTTTGGTTGATATCATAGCCTTTTTTAACCATTTCTTTCATACCGAGCATAGTTTGCTCAGAAGCTACGCCGTATTTAACGCTAGCTTTCTGTGCATAATCAAAGACTTGTGTATAACGATCGCCAAACTCTTTCGCTGATTCTTCGGATTCACGTAATAAAGAGTTAACTTCTGTTACTTCATTATCGAAATCGAGATATGCCTTGGTCGATTTAACCATTCCAGCTACAATTGGCGCCGTAAATCCAACGGTCATCGCAGTTCCAGCTTTTTTTAACTTTTGACCAGACTTTTCTAGCATATTACCGAACTTTTCAACCTTAACAATAGATGAATCTAAACCTTTAACATTAACATTTTTCTTGTTAATTTTGTCGATATTGTCCGCGGCTTTCTGACCCTTTTTCGCAAAATTGTCCATGTCTTTATCAATCTTGTTCATCTGGCTTTTATAGCCATTCTCGCGTATTTCTATATCGTAATAAATTTCTCCCGCTTTACTCATGTTGTCACCCCTCTTTCGGCTTGCTATTAGCTTTCAACGCCTTTTCTAGTCCTTCTTCATTAGAAGCAGCATCCTCAAAATATCCACGCTTTAACATGATTCGATTTTGCTTTATTTTTTCTTTCAGCAAATGTTTTGGCACTTTGCTTCGTTCAGTCATTCGAATTTCAAGAGTTGTCATAAATGGTGTTTCCCCACCTAAATTCATTAGATATGTCCGGAATTCTGAAAAAGTCATATTTGACAATTCTTTGCGCAATCTGATGCCGTAATAAGACAAAAAAGAAGACTCGATTAAATCAAAGTCTTCAACTATTCCGTAATACTGTTTTCCTGTAACTTCCCCTCGTCACTTTCCTCGCTCATATCGCTTTCAAATAATTTAGCTATAATGTATTCAATAAGCCCCTCGTAGACTTTAGTTGGCAATGTTTTAGAATTGATTTCTTCTCTGTCTTCTTTGCTGAAAAAAATAGCAAAAATATCATCGTTCGTTGCTACAATTCCATCTGTGATAGTCATTAACAATTCATGCATGTTTTCATTATTTGGTATTGTATGTTCGTCATCACTTTCATCAGCTTTTAGTTTAGGCGCAAGAACTTGTCCTAAAATTTTGGGGGCTTCATCCAAAAGCGCACTGTACTTAATGTGTGCTTGTGCTGAAATGTCCGCATAATATACTTTTTCGTTAATTTCCAATGGAAGTTTTACTTCGTTCTCGTTAAATTTAAATGATTTCATTTTTGTCCTCCAAATTAGTAAAAGCCCTCACTCAGAGGGCTTCGTATTTTGTTTATTAGGCAGATGTTACAGAAACAGAAACGTCATTTTTAACCGATGGTTTCACTTTGGAAGCAACTGTGATTTTAATTGCAGTTACTGTTGTAGCAACGCCTGTCACAACACCATCACTATCTACGGTTGCTTTTGCTTCATCAGATGAAGTGAAAGTTACATCTTGCGGAGCACCTGATGGCAATACGCCTGCTGTGATATTAACAGTTTCTCCTACTTTTACTGTTTTAGAGGCGCTATCTACCGTTACGCTTGTTGGCTCAATGGTAGGCGCTGGCGTAAAAACCGGCGTACCATTTGAATTCTGTGTGGCAGAAAATGAACCAATATCGTTCGCACCACCACCACCGAAATCATTAATCCCGATTGGTCCAGTGATTTCATACTTAGAGCCTGCTGGGAATTTAACCACAATTGTTTTTTCAGCTTCAGACCCAACTTTATCCCAAGTTTCACGTAATTCATTTTGTCCTGGATCTGATTCATTGTATTTCCCATCCAAACCTAACTCCATAGCAGCACCTGTTTTTACCGCACGTTCAAATACCTCACCAATTGTTGTATATTGTTCCACATTTGAGTTCAGTGAAATGTCTAAAGTTTCTAAGTCCTTAATCGCAACCCCATCTCCACTTTCCCCTGAATCTTTAACCGAAATTTCTAATTGTTTTACTGCATAAGTTGCCATTAACTTACATCTCCTTTTCAAATAATATTGTTAGTTGATAAATCAAACGACCATCATCGTCATAATCGACTTGTCCGCCGCTTGCTACATCTGTTGCTACTACCTTCTGATTTTGGATATTCAGCTCAGAAGGGTTTGTTAAAAGAAAGTAGTTACGTAATAAATCGTATGTTCGTTTGCATTGAATTGTGTTTTTATCATAAATTAAAAAGCCGATGCTCTCACGAACACGACTTTGCGTTTGTACTTGCTTGTTTTGAAATGTCGGCGCTTCATTAATTACTACCATTGAATCAAGCCCCGTTTGTTTAATGAATCCAAGTGTTTTTATAGCTGGGAATGTTTTTTTGAAATGCACTACTAAATCCTCAATCATAAGCGCATCCCACCTTCTACAATTTGGTTAATACTCTGAATTCCATAACTTATTGCCATTTCGTACCAACGCGGATTCCGACGATTTTCATAATATTGCCTGCGTGCATAAGGAGTTAAACTAAATACTCTGGCCACAGTTGAATTTTTTTGGATGATTACTTTAGCATGTGAACTTCGACGCAAATCGCCATACAAAATTGGCGTAACAGGCTCTGCTAATTCAACCAATTCTTGTCCAGCCTTTGCAGCCGTTGACAAAGCCTTATTGTGAATATCATTTATGACTCTATCTTTAAAGCTGCTATAGCCCATGCTCTGTCACCTCTCCTACTACTATTTCAAAATGGTGTATACTGCCATCTGGATTTGGCGGAAAAGATACGCTCTGGACTTCACCTTTAATTAAGCAATAGTCAGGAATAGCAAAAGATATATTGTCTCCTTCGTTCACAACAAAATTTAATTTGTTACAAAATAAGTTAACAACATATCTTATGTTTAGTCCTTCTTCTGTTTTATTTACGAGCTTTTCAAACTCATACCGAAACATTGATTTATTAGTCGCATCTGGTAAAAGGTTTCCAAAGTCATCGCGCCCACTATTACTAGTTATAGTAACTTCTGTGTTTAGGATAGCCTCGGGAATAGGCGGTAACTGAAAGCTCATTAACAGTCACCTACTCCCGCGTAAAGCCAGCCACTAGATAAAAGCAAATCCATCACTTTGTCTGGAACGTCAGGTATAAAGTTGTTCGAGTTTTGTGATTGACCACCCATAGTTAATTTACCTAGTGTAAAGTTACCAATGCCAATAAACTCACCATATTTCTTGATGTGTTCACACTGCCATGCAACAGCTTGCTTAATATCATCATCTACATTGTCAAGGTCTACGATATTAGGCATAATTTGCTTGTCAATTGCTACAGAAGCGGCTTTTATTAAATTATCCGCTTCTGTTGGTTCGATACTTAAGTTTGTTAGACTAGCCAACTCACTTGCTGTAATATACGTTTTCATTTACTCACCCTCTTTATTTTTGGGCTCCTTTTTACTCTTGGATGGTTCTTTTTCTGGTTCTTTATACTCGAACTCTTCAAAACCATCGTTTTTTAACTGCTTAATTAATACTTCATTGTCGGTATTATATACTGCATTATCTTTTCTTAATTGCATAAATAACTCCTCCTTAAGCCACTGTAGATGCTATTACCCCATCTTTTTGTTGTTCTTTTACAAAAATATCATGATAAACACGATATTGATATAACCATCCGTCTCCTTGCCCAACAGAACCTGGTGCATGAAGGTAAATAGAAGCATGTTTAGTACCGCCAATAACAGAACCTTTATTAATTAGTAAATAATTAAGCTTCTTAGCGCCAGGCGCTGGTGTATAACCATCCGTAAAATCAAAAGTATCATAGAAACGATCTTCTGCTTCAACTTCAACAAGTTTAACTCCATCAATTCCTGTAATGCGCGTTTCTAAGCTAGAAGGCCCAATATTTTGATTAGAGATTGTTCTAGTAAAGTCTTTACTTAGCTCTAATGCAGCCATAACGTCTGGTGACACATACATAACAAGATTTTGTGTACCGTATTTTTTAACTTTTCGAATAGCTGCTTTAAGTGTACGAAAAACATTTTCTTCTGTGATTGCTTCGTCAGCAGAATGACCATTATTTTTAGCCGCTGTCGCTAACTTAGAAAAACGATAAGCGTCGACTTCTGGCGCAGCGTGCGCTGAATTAAATTCTTTTGTTACATTAGCAGCTGTTAATGCTTGCCCTGTTTCATCTACATCCATAACATCTACAAAAAACTCTACATCTCTATCAAACGTAATAGTATATGGAGTATTCGTATTTGATGCCGAACCTTCGTTATATCCTTTGTTTCTAGTGTGCGGTTTTAGTCCAGTTGTTGAAATCGTTTGTATTTTAAACGTTTTTGCGTCTAACCATAAAAGGTTAGGTGTTTCTAATTCATTTGTGTAAGTGCCAAAGACTAACTTCTGGTCGAGCTCCTTACCGTACTTGTCTACATAGTTAATAGCCATTTTGCTATCTCTCCTTTTCTAATTATGAATTTAATGCTTGAATGAATGGGTCTGTAGCACTTGGCTCACTTGCATTGCCTAGTCCTGCTCCGATTGGTGGAGGCGTGTCACCATCATCAGATTTTGCAATCCATTCCGGATATTGCTCTGCGAATTTCGCTAAGTTGTCGTCATTTCGCTCTTCATCCCCAAAAAGCTTCGTAAACGCTTCGTAACGTTCTTCTTTTACGCCGCTTTCTTTTAACTTACTGTGCCACTCTGCCGTTTGTTCTTTCTGAACATATTCATCCAGCTTTGATAGTGCCTCGTCTTTCTCTTTTTGAAGTTTTTTCAATGCCTTTTCAGATGAATCATGTTCGCCCACTTGATCGTTAAGCTGATTAATTTGGTCGTTTAACTTCGTGATTTCTTCCTCATGCGCGCTTTTGATGGTTTCAATCTCTCCATTAAATTTCTTTTTTTCAGCCGCTAAGCGATTCTTTACAATTTCATCCAGTTCTGCTTGGGTAAAATTCTTATCGTTCCCACCTTCAGCAAAATGTTGGATGTCAAACTTACGCTGTAAATAATTCTTCATATTTCCTCCTTTTTAAGCTCTGAGTGAGCCATCCCTGTCTATTAGTTGCCGGCAGGTAGGCAAGATTTTTATATCAAACCAAACAAAAAAAGCGTTCATTTAGACGCTTTTATAATTTCTCTATCCAATTCTCTCTCTAAGAATCGATTGTTATTCAAATGGTCTTGCAAAGCTTCTTCCCATTGCCTTACTTTCCCAGCTGTATATTGTTTAGAGGGACCTTCTGCAAGTATATCTTTTGTTTTCCAATCGCGAATGCCGCGCTCGTAGTACCGTTGCTTACTTTGAGCCTCGTATTCTTCTTCATCATACGGGATAGGCTCGTCTGTTTCGTCACCTTCGAAATACGAATATAAAAAATGGTGGCAATTTGGATGAAACAAGCCATCGTTTTCCGCTTCTTGTAATGTTTTATATTCATTGCTTTCGTAGTTAACTGATAGCACTTCTCCTTGCCAAGGAGCACAACGCGGACAACTTCTTACGTGAGCTGACACTTGAACTAATTCGTGCTCATATCTTCCAAGAACACGTTTCATGGCATTTAAACCAACATTAAAAAAAGCACCTCTTGAAGCCATTTCCATGTAAGCTCCTGGTCGGTACTTTCTTCCAGACTGATCTATAACATTTCTTATGCCATCACCTAAAACATTAATAAGTGATGTTGCGATAGCATATTTTAAAACTCCATTGCTATCTTTTGTTTCCTTAACCACTTGTTTGTACTTGGAGGGCGCGATTTTTTGCCAATAATTAGCCATATCTTCCGAAATTTGGATAAGTGCATCACTTTCAGATAAATAGTCGTCATTTTGTATATCAACCTCTTTCTTAGTTTGATATCTGGCTTCCATTTCGTCCTCGTATTCATTCACGCAATCAAGATAAACACTATACGTTAGTTTATCTATTTTATTTCTCGTTTCGTCTTTGAAAATACTTATATGTGCTTTCAATTCTCTTTTAAACCTTATCAAACGCGACTGCTGAATGAATTTCCATTTTGTTGGATTCTTAGCACCATACATAACATGCTTCTTTATCAGCAAAAGCAAGTCTATTTCGGCATTATTAAAGTGGTTTCGTAAGATAGATGCTTCTTTTTCGAAATCCACCGGTGCATGGTGATGGCTCATCTAATCACCCGCCTTTCGTTTCCATTCCTCCAATTGCTTCCGGGTCCGGAACCTCTCCGATTGCGTTTTCTAAATAGATGCGTTTTACTTCCGCTTGAACCTCTTCATCTTCCCATTTTGGGTGGATTAATTTCACCTTTTCTTCTACACTCATCGCTAATGCGCTGTTCATATTGTTTAAAGTACTAGAAAGTTCATTCAAATTAACCGTCATTGGGTCTGGAAACTCAATTATTACCCTGATTTCATCACGCATTATTGCTTTTTCTTTATTGTTTGTTCCGCCAGTTAACAAATATAGGAAGTCCCAAAGCATCTGTTCGTAAACATTTTGAATAAGGCGTTTTTTCTTCTCAATTTTACGCACTGTCGCGTCTTGTAAACTCCAAATCTCGGTCGCCTTAACTTCTCTATTACCTAGATTAAAAGTAGCGGGATTATAACCAGATTTCGAAACAGCTTTCTGAGCAAAATATTCCATCGTTTCGCGATAACTACCGTCTCGGAAGTCTCCTTGCATGAATTGAATCATGTCATTTAACTTCGCACCAGCATCTAACGTTCCTTTGAACTGCATAAAGTAGTCTTCATCTACATTCATGGACCATTCTTCTTTATCTGTGCTCTTATTAACTTTTTTCCTAAACATTCGTTCGCTAGCCGCTATTTTTGTTTTTGTTTTCTCTCCTTCGCGCATATAAACAGTGAAAAAGTAATCTACGGCAAATAAATAATTGGTACATTGCGATAAGTCAGATTCCCCAAGATTAAGATGTGGGTATCTAGTATTGCTAGGACTATTATTTATTAAATACGCGCCCATACTCTTTAAACCAATTGATACAGAATGATTCAATTGAATATCATTTGTGTACAGATAGCTTGTAATCTGTTCCGGTAGTCTCTCCGCACTGATATGAGTAGTTTTATCGCCATCGATTTTAATAACAGAATATGTTACAAAACCTCCAGATAATTTTTTCCCTTCCTTGTCCCATTGTTTTATTTCTCTGCTTTCAACTAAATAATAAATATCTGCTTTATTACTTGTGGGTATTTCCTCAAAGAAATTAAAACGAAATGGTTCATTGTTTTTAAAATCTATCCAAAATTGGCTAGAGCTATGAACGCTAAGAGAAGGTCGCCCATTTAAAATGTTAATCTTTACAGCGGATACTCCGCTCCCTCCTGCTAATTCAACAATTTTCACACTCTTGCTATCAAAATTATCAATCCGTAATGCTTCTTTCAGTTGTTTTGTTAAGTTTTCATCCTTACTGCCATTAACCCCTGTTACGTCAATGTTTAAAGGCTTTCCAGATATATACTCAGCCGCAACAACAACTATCTCATTGCCTGTTCCTGAGTTCATTAACTTATCGTGTACTGTTGGCACATATCCTTGAGCCCACAACGAAGTTAAATAGGAGTCTTTGCTCCATTCTTTTTGATTATCTGGAATAAGCGGCAGATATTTTGGTATTAACTCCGGTTCGCTTCCATTAGGTTTTCCGTTTAGCCAACCTTTAATAAAGCGTGTCATTACACTCCAAACACCCATTTAATCACTCCTTTCTATATATCTTCATAATTCCTATAAAAGTAGTTTGTAGCATATCTGCTTGTATCCATCGCGTGATTATTCTTGTCAACTGGTTTCCCGCTGTTTTCGTCGCGTACATACATACCCATTTCTTGCAGCCAGCCATAATTATCGTATTGATCATTGAGTTGTTCAACAAGCAAATAACGCCTTTCGCTTAATAGCGACTGCATCCGCTCAATCCCAACTTCGATACCCTGTGCTTTACCAGTCACATCATGTGCATTATTATCTGCTACATTTGTATCAACACCAACCTTTTCTAATTCTTCACGTAGCCAACGACAAGCTGGGTCAATAAATATAGGCTCGCTTACTGGTACTTCATACTCTTTCATACACCATTGAATGAATTGTTTTATCTCAACAGCATAAGTTGAACCAGCTTTTACTTCTCCTGTATCCCTACCACTGTGGTAATAGGATGCAACTTGATTCAATTTGTATTTATAATATCCGTCTGCCTCATGCTCTGTAATTATATAGCACTCACAAACAGTCGCATCTTGTTGTCCGCCATCACCAAAAAAGACCATCTCAATTGGACGACCTTCTAATTTGGATATTTGGTTTTTCTGCATATCAAATGTTTCGTAAATAATACCTTTTGGCAAAACTCGTTTACCATACCAGTCACGTTGCAAAAGATAAGAAGAGAACTTTAATTCGTTATATAGTTCGTTTCTTCTCTCTTCGTCGAGTATGGGATTATCAAATGGTGTCCAATGACGCCACTTGTAACGTCCTGTTTTTTCATAACGATCAAATACTTCCGTTAATACTGGATGGCTTGGAGCGGGAGGATTTAACTCCGCTAAATGGAACCTATCTTTTGCTGCATAAGTTCTCCGGAAACACTCTTTTACAAAATCCATGTGTAATAAGTTGATTTCCAAAAATGTTACAGAGCCAAGCGACATACCTGTGATAGCACCCACACTGTTTACCTTGCCTCCACCTTTGTAGTAAATCTTTTTCTTACCATTTGGAGCATGTAAAAGTAAGTGGTCCCCGTGTTCATCGTGCTTCATTTCTGCGAGGTTTCCGTAAATATGAATTAAACCTAAACCATCACCATCCATAAATAATCGAAAGGCTTGTTCTTGGTTATATGCTGTAACTAAATGGTTCATATCCCTAGATTTAATGTAGAAATTTGCCATTTTAAAAATATCAGCTGTGGTTTTCCCAGAACGTGGAGTCCCCTCATTAACTTCTAACGTTATGTTTTTAGTTTGTTGCCGTATCGTCTCTTGTTGTTTCGGACTGAATGCCAATTGAACCACTGCCATCACCACCATTCGCAACATCAATCAATGCGTTTAATAATGATGTATCTTTTTCAGCGCCTTTAATAAGAGCTGTGCGGGCCTGTATATTATCTGTTGATGCAATAATTTGATTAAGCTTAGCTTTGCGTTCATCTTGCTCATCAGCAATGGCAATAAATTGCTTAATTAACCCACTCAGTGTAGACATCGCACGACTTTGCGCATTTAAAAAATTCGCCTGTTTATCCCAAGCGAATTGATACTCATATTTATCAGAACCACTATCTCCGAAACCTACTTGTGTTTGAACTTTAGTTTTATCTTCGGAATTTTCCACCCACATAATTTTCTGTGCTCGGATAATAGCGGCATATTGAATTTGTATCTGCCCCCAAATTAAATCAGCTGGTTCTTGTTGGTCCATCATACTAATAATATCTATCGTATCATCCGGAAGATATTTAGAATACAGTCCGTGTGTACGTGCGTTTTGATTCCCTTTAGGAGCGGCGCCGCCTTTGTTGTTCTTAGCATTCCCATTCCCTTTCATTGAATAGTAACGCTCCTTTTGATTCGTAACGTTACTATTGCCGTTATCACTCCAGTTATCCTCTGATTTCCATTTCCTTATCTGTGATGGTTTACAATTTAACTTATTAGCAATTTCCACAAGTGGCATTGTCTTATCTGAATCAAGCCACACTTTCTTTGCTATGTCTCTATTTGGATTTCTTGCTCTAGCCACTCACTTCCACCACCTCGCATTCTGTGTTTGTTTCGCTAATTAATTATTATCTTTAATCGTTCCTACAATGATGCTTAGAGCTTCTAAATAATCACTCTTAGCTTGTTCAAAAGTCTTACCATTTAGCGTAGCTAATCGTTCTATTTTCATGTAATGAATCTGGGCTAACGCAAAGCTTTGTTCTTGTTCTGAACCAGCAATATTTATTTTAAATTCTGGCTCTTTTCCTTTTACCTCTGTTATTCCAGCTTTTATAATGTCTCTCATGTAATTAACTCCTTCTTCGTTTTTTTATTATATACTCGGCAAGGATTTGCACCTTGCATGAACTAATTAATTTGTTTTACAGGAGTTTTAAGCTAAGACATACGTTTCTTAGCCACACTAGTTCTATCCTGTGCTTCGTCTACCTATTCCGTCACGAGTATAAACTGTTAACGTACAGCATAACGCCACAAGCGTGTTTTACATCCAGTATGGATAGGATGTGAGAAGTAAAGTGCAGACTCAACATAAAATTTTATTTTTGTAATCATCTTTACTTCTCACTAATATCATATTATCACCTTTTTTTGCTCAAAAAGTGCCAGAAAAGTGCCATTTTCAATTTAGCACTTCAATCCCAAGTGTTGTTGCTAATTCAATAACAGCCTTCCGTTTCTCTCTTTTGTATTGCCTTTCTTCGTAAGGAATATCAAGCATAATAGTTATATCTTGTAAGTTATGAATGAACTTCTCAAAGAGTATCTTTCTATGAATGTGCTCAAGTTGATTCAAAATAGCATCGTATTTTTTAACCGCTTCTTGTGCCGCATGAACGTTATCGACATTATGAATTGCAGCATCTTCTACTTTTGAATGAAATTCATTACTGAAATTCGGTGGCGTTAATTTGTATGTTGTCGTCATTGTTGGCAATTTACGACTTCCTGCCATCACTCGCAGCATTAAATAGTCTTTAAAGAACTTTCTTACTGCTCTGACTGTCTGAATGTAGTTAATATCTTCAACTTGTGGTAGATTGAATAGTTGTCCCATAAAGTCGCCCCCATCACTTTATAAATTTTCGATAAACTCCCTTATTTTCTCAACCTTTTCAGCTGTATCAATAAAAGATTCTTCACTAATTGCTTCTAATTCAATATTATAATTAGCGATTTCTATGTCCTCTCCGTGACAAATTGTTTCTCTGGTAAATACATTTAACTTTTCAATTTGCATTTTCATCCTCCTAAAACATATTACTCCAAGCCCAAAATATCCCTTTAACTGCTAATCCTAGTACAAAAATCAGTACTAGAACCCATAAGGCGTAAATAGTGAAAGCTCCTATAAATTTCGCTACTTTATCAATCATTCCATATCTCCTTATTTTTTTGATATTCGTTCATGTCAAAAATCTGATAGTATTCTTTTTTGTTTCTTTGTGTGTAATTGAAAACTACAGCCTTCGACACTTTGAAATGCTCTGCGATTGCGTAACACGTTAGTCCTGCATTACGTAAATCAGCGAATTCACGAATTGTAATTTCCGGCCATTTTTTCTTTTTCACGATTCGATCGAACGTTTTGGTCCAGTAAGTTTTTTGCTTTTCTATTGTATTCTCGTTCATTAGTTGATTGAGTTCTTTTTGCAACTTTAGTAATTCGTCAAGCTCTACATCGTTATTTGCTATATAACTAATTATCTCCCGCTGCCTCGCTTTACTCTTCGTTATCTCCATTACCGCCATTTGTCACACCTCCACGAAATTTCGCCCTTTCAGCTTCAAACACTTAATTGATTGCATATAACGCAGTTCGAAAAGTTTTTGTTTGATTCGAAACTCTTTTGTTAACATGCCTTTTATGTCGATTAATTCCTCATGTCCATCACTGTAACGAACGAGAAAATCAGCTTTATATTTAATCGCTCGATACAGTTTCCCATTTTTCCGAAAGCTTTCTTGTAGCACAAATTCTGGCTGTAAATCGAAACTCACTACTTCACCAGTCATTTTTAATAGTTTCAATTGCTGATAATATGCTGCTTCCGCTTTGCTATCGAACTTTATATTGTCAATAACAACTTTCTTCGCATTATATTTACTTCGCGTACTCGTTCGCCTCGTTAATGACGAACGCCGTATATTTCGCCTCAATCTCTTCGTCCCCCATACTTTCGATTTCGCTAATTTGGTAGTTTGTGACTTCTGCAATCGCATTAGCCATTTGTCTGATGCTCATTGATCTATTTCTCAACTTTTTTATTGCTGTTTCTGCTGTCATTTTTATTCACCCTTTCCCTCAAAATGGCAAATCATCATCTGAAATATCAATCGGCTTACCTTCGTTTGCAAATGAATCACTCTTCTGACTCGTATCCGCTCGATATGAGCTTGTTTTATTGTTATTTGAATAATTAGCTTGGTTTTGATAATTATTCGATGTAGCGCCTTCTGCGTTGTTATTTTTAGGCTCTAAGAATTGAACTGACTCAGCAACTACTTCTGTAACGAAAACTCGTTTACCGTCGCTATCCTCGTAATTACGGGTTTGAATTCGTCCATCAACGCCCGCCATGCTTCCTTTCTTCAAGAAATTAGCAACGTTTTCTGCTGGTTTACGCCAAACAACACAATTAATGAAATCTGCTTCTTGTTCTCCTTGTGCATTTTTAAATGGGCGATTTACTGCTAGCGTAAAAGTCGCAACAGCTACGCCTGCTGGTGTGTATCTTAAATCCGGGTCTTTCGTTAGTCGTCCTACAAGTACTACACGATTCATCATTTACCTTCCCCCTCAAAATCTTTAATTTCCGGTCGTTCTCCGTGAGTTTCAACCATATATTTTTTTGTTTTTTCAACTTCTTTTCTAAATTTGTCTAATCCATTTGCTTCGATTTTTTTCTGGATTAAAGGAATCACTTTATATTTATAAAATTCAATTGCTGTATTGCGAGTGCTTACATCTAGGAAATCTATGAGATCGATTGGATAATTTAACAATGAAGCTCCACTAGATATTTCATTAACGTGCAAGAATACTTGGGTTAATGCCCTTTCCGGATAAATTGCAAAGTCTATTCCGTCAATCGTCACTTGTGTTCCCGTTTTCGCAACCCATCCACTTTTCGTTGCAATCTGGAACACTTTATCTATTTCAGATATTTTTATTGTATTAGTCATTTGATTACCTCCTATACAATCCCTAAGACGACAAATCCGTCTTTTTGCTCATAATCTGTCATGTAAACTACTTCAACAGCGATCTGAAAGCCTGAAAATTCATTGTTCCATTCGCGTAAAATCAAAATATCTCCTACTTGGAAGTCACGGTCATTCTTTCTAATTTCGAAGGTTTTACGCCCTTCCGTCACAGCTGCGTCATATTCTCGTTTAAACATTATTCCCCCTCCACTTCCTCAACAAGAACAGCAAACTGCCAATATCGTTCGTCCATATCTTTTATTTCTTTCTCTGAGTACTTACTCGCATCTTCTACATTTTGTGAAGCGGGGTATAACTTGCTCCGTCTCAGATATCCAAATGGTAGCGGCAATCTTACATAATAAAGCGGTTCTTTCTCGACTTCGTAGCCGTCTAGCCATGCGCGCGCAAATTTGTTGTATCTGTCTTCTCCCTCTTCTAGCCAGTCGATTACTTTATAGTTCATGCTCTGCCAGCTTTTGTCCATTGCGGTGTATAAATCGTCACCCTTTGCCTCTCTCTGCTCAATCCAATCAGCTACACATTGCGGTACTGCTACCAACTCTGCTTCTTCAACTTTTGCTACATCTTTATCTGAAAATAACAAATCTACCGGAGAATCGCTTTGCTTAATAGACACCTCTTGTGTTTCAGGATAAACTCCATTTATTTCTCCTGCGCTTTTCTTATTTTTGTAAATGAATTCTACTTTATCTCCTGCTTTAAATATCATGCTTGTTCCTCCTTCAAATTCAATATCCCCAATTCAAATAGCGTTTTGTAAATAGCCATTAATACATCTACCACGATGCTATTTCCGTATAATTTGTACAAAGTTGCATTCTTTTTGCCTGGTCGTGTCGGATATTCTGCAAGTAGCTTCGCATGGTCTTCATCTGAAAATCCCATTAACCTCGAAACTTCAAGCTCGGTTAAGTACCTGTATAGATTCTCATCAAGTTTCACGATACCTGCATTTGGACACCGATCTTGTCGCGTTGAAATCGTCCAGCAGTGCGTTTCTATGACATCCAGAAAACGATTATACTTTGCGTTTTTCCGCTGCATGTTCAGGTCTTCAATTTTGGTTAGCATACTGGGTATTTTTATTGTGTAAATATCATCAACATCAGTCTCTAAAAATTCGTTTATTGGGCGCATTGGCTCTTTCTTTAACTTTGAAAAATCAAATTGCGGACCACTTAAAACCGATACAGTGTAAATGCGTTCTCGCTTTTGCGGTATCCCAAAATCCATTGGATTCAACACTTCGTAACTATTCGTGTAGCCCATCGCTTCCATTTGCGCCAAATAATCTTTAAATGCGTGAATCATATCGCGGTCAAGCACGCCCTTAACGTTTTCCCACAAGACTACGCGAGGCTTCCACGTGCCCATATTTTGAATTATTTTAAGCGTTTCGAATAATAGTGAACTGCGCGTTTTATCTTCACTACCACCGCCCCAACGATGCCCAGCACGAGAGAAATCTTGACAAGGCGAACCATGAATCAAAAGGTCTGGGCGTAAGTTGTAACCCACAACTGACTGCGGTTGAATCGTTTTATCATATAAAGCGTTGTAGGCGCGTACTGCTTTTTCGTCAATCTCAACGTAATCAATCGATTTATGTTCAATGCCTAGATTTATTAGCGCTTTTCGCGGAGCGCCAATTCCTCCAAAAAGTTCAAGAATTTGAACCATCCAATTAGCCTCCGTTCTCACTCATAATTTTTTACCTCTTCTAGCTTTTCAATCAGTTGTTCATTCGTTAATTCAAGCAAAATATCTTTTATAGAGCTTTTTCCGTCATCAAACTTAACCAGTACAAGAGATACAACATTAGAATCTAGATTTTCTATCACTCTCGCTTGATAGCCATTTTCAAAACTATAAGCAGTTAGTTTTATACCGTTGTCACCTAGCCTTATTCTTTCTGTGATGTATTCTTGATACTCATTCGCGATTGTTTTCATGCCTTCGCCTCGTTCCTAGCCGCTAACTGTGCTTTAATTTCAGCGACTTTCTTTTCTAAGTCTTCGCTTGATTCTGTTGTTGAAGTTTCTTGTTTTGTTTTTTTCTGCTCTTTGTCGAACCAATCCGGCAATACTTCTGGTTTCGTTTGTTTGCTGTATTTGTTGAAAGGCTTGTTGAATTTCTGCTCAATTTCTATCTGTCGTTGTTTTTCCGCTGCATCAACATCAGCTATTGTTTTAAATCCTCTGCTTTCCCAGTTTTTAAGAATTTTATTAACGTAAGCATAATTTCGTTTATTAGCTCCTTGTTCAGAAGTAACCTCTAAAGCCTTCATGACAATTTCTCGATTACCTGCAAAATCATCTACCCAAGCAAGTAGTTTTTCCATTTCAACTGGAAGCATCATTCCGAATCCATTTTGTTCCCAAAAATCTTTAAAATTTAAATCGCTGTTGTTGTTGTTAATATCTTTATCTAATTCTTTATCTATATCTATTGCGTTACTTTGCGTAACAGTAACGCTACTTGTAACGTTACACTCTTTATTTCCTTTACTGTCACCACTCGCTATTCTGTTCTGCCGCATAGCTTTCCGATGTTTTTCCACTCTTTTTCTTGTTTGCTCACGAACCCTTTCCATGCCGTCAACATTTTGATGTTTTTCCCAATTTTCTATTTCAATCAATCCATTTTCTGTTTTTTGAATCATTCCGAAGCTCTGTAACGTATGTAACGTTACACGTATAATCCCAACATCACGGTTGAAAAGGGTCGCGAGCATGTCTTCCGTATACGGTACATTTTCGTTTAAATAAATGCGTCCTTTGTCGTTAGTTTTTCCAGCTAAAGCTAGAAGCCTAATCCATACAATAAGCATTTGGTTACCCTCTGGCATTTTTTCGAGCAACTTAATCTTTTCATCATCAAACATATTGACGGATAATTTTATCCATTGAATCCCCGACATACTCGCTCCTCCTGTTTTAATTAACTTGTTTTTGCGCCTCTATTTCTGCATCTAGTTTTTTAATTAGTGCAGAAGCTTCACCTTTACTCATTGATTTTGTATCCGTAATTTTATAACTCTCTAGTACATATTTCGCATCATGTCCAAATGGGTCACCTACAACGCTTGCTTTCGCAAATATAGCCTTTCTTTGTGCCGGCGATGCTAAATTGTCGCTTTGCTGTGTTGGTTGCGTCTGTTTTGTTTGCTGATAATTTTTTGAACTTTTATTTGCCTTTGTGTTACCGCTAGCACCATTACCGTCGTCGTCTTCATCGCTCGCTATTCCAAAAGCCGAGGACAAGGTATACCTGCGAGCGTAAGTTAGAGCGCTCCCTGCCCCCTGTGCTGTATTTTTGTCGAGAGGTAACATAAATGGGTCAAACTCGACAAATTCACCACTTGAGTGCATCAATATTGTTTTTACACCCACTTTATTTTCTTCAGTCAACGGAATTTGTATATAAGATAATCCTAGATCTGGCGCATGTTTTTTTACTGCACTAATGACGTTTTTCAAAGGAACATAACTACTTTTAAAAAATGGATTATTTGCTGTTTTTGCTGGCTGTTCTACCTTTTCTTGAAATTTGGATAATGCAACGCTGAGTTCAATTACAGATTCACTCATTTTCATTCTTATTACCTCACTCTCAATGATTCGGTTTGTATTAATTCAGCACCCGGGACATCTCTTCCTTCCTTTAGAGCGCTTGTAATAGCTTTCTTATCTAATTTTTTAGGTTGCTCTACTAAAAACATGAATAGTTTTTCTTCGTCCTCTAAACGCAAGCTAGGAGGGTTCTTCTGAATGCTAATAGTAAATAGTGGACTTTTGATTTTACGAATATCCACTTTTAACATTTCACTCTCTAAATACTCTTTCATGTTTTTAGCTTTTGCTTCTAACGCTTTTTTACGCTTCGTTAGTCTCTCTACTTCCTTAGCTAATCCATCAGCCTCAGCATCAATACTTTTTACCATCTTTATAATGTTCTCAGCCTTTTCTTCTATTGGCTCTCTGATACTGTCTAAAGTGTCTTGTAACGTTTCTGTGTCTAAGTCCTCCGCCATTTCTAATACTTGATTATATGCTTGAGTCAATTCGTATAATTTCATGCGTTTATTCCTTCTCTCTGTTCGATTTTTTTAGCTAGTTTTTCATGTATATCAATTAATTCATCAAATAGTTTAGATCCTTCTAAGTTAGTTGATTGCTTCTTTAGCAAGTTATACAACGGTGTTAATTCATCGTCATAATCATGTATCACAACTCTAAAGCCGTAATGAATCGTTTTAAAATTATCCATGTTATCCCTCCATTGATTAAATTTCAGATTTAAGGTATAATTTCATTAAGGTAATATCTCAAATCCCGGACCCACACTGCTATGTGGGTCTTTTTTATTCTTCGTTTTCCGCCTCTTCTTCATTAGTACGCTCTAATTCCTCTAAATATTCGTTATGCCAGATTTGGCTTATCCTTTCAAAACTGGACCAACAAGCATCTACCGCAAGTGGATTCTCAACCATGTTTTTTATCACTTCCTCTCAGCCAGTAGCCTGCAATTAGCGACATAAACGACACGAAAATCATTACTGCAAATATTTCCATCAGCGTGTGACCTCCTCATAACCCTTTAATTTCAGTTCTTCGATATAGTCCGTCATTTTCTCGCATCCTGTTTCAATTAAAGCTATCTTCTGTCTGAAAGCCGGGTTAGCTATCATTTTCGTTCTGTCGTCTATGAAAATCTCGCTATTCCCGAAAATCGTCTTTTTACGAAAAATTCTCTCCGCCATTGTTGTAACCCTCCTAAATAAAAATCAGAATTAAAATCAAATTACATAAGTTTATTAACGCTAATGCCGTTGCTATTATGACTAAGATGCTGAATAACATTTGATTTTTCATAGTGCACGCCTTGGCACAATAATTTCACGTAAATGGCCATCTACTAAATTTTTAGTCACTTCAAATTTTTGATTAAATTTATCTGCTCTTTTTTTTCGTTCTTTTTGGTCCATATTTTCAAATCGGCCTTTGACGATATTATTTAATTCCGTGAAATTAATATTTTTTGATTCGTAACCCTCGTAGTTAGCTGATACAAGTACTTTATTCATTTTTCACAACTCCTTACTAATCCAGATTTTTGATAATATTGATCCCGCTTGTTCAAAACTTGTTGTAAGTCTATGTTGAAAGTTCTTGCAATGCTAGTGTTTAATGTTAATGCTGTTGCAATCACATCTGTTATTTCTGAAATCACTTGTTTTGCGGCTTCTCGTTGTAACATGTCACCTTTTCTCAAGCTATATGTCATCGTTTCTAAGCCGTTTTTCAGCGTGTTTATTGCTTCTTCAACTTCTAGTTCAAATCTGTTTGTTAAGGAAGCATGGTGGTTGTCTAGTCCGTCTAGCAAAGGTGGTATCATTCCATTACTAAATTCATGCGCAAACATAAAAGTGCTTTCTGGTTCGTTGTAGCTATCAATTAACTGTTCTGCTTGTTCAAGTGAAACCGTTCGTTTCCCTTTCGTTTGATTGCTTATCAGTGCTGGCGTTACATAACTGTCTATTGCTAGCTCTTTTTGTGTGCGAGTTTCTGCTAAAACTTGCATCGCATTTTGTGCATATGTTGATTTTTGAAACATAATATCTCAATCCTTTTTGTTTATTTTTCAGCGACTAATTAACAACTTATCGTTATATACTGTTGTTAGTCGCTCCCCGTGACTATTAGTTGTCTGTATGAGCGTCGTTGTGGTAGGCGACGCTTAACTTATAACTTGATCGTGTTCTTCCAATAACTTGTTTAATAGATATACTTGTCCTTTTCCAGTAACTCGCGGTGTATAGGTCGTTATCATTAAGCCGTTTCTATCTGTATGAATATGTGTTTTTTGTTCAAACAATCCTAAGTTCATCGCTTTTTGTGACGGTTTGTTGTAATAAGCACCTTTATTTAACAAATAGCCACTACCTCTCAGCCATTCGAAAAGTCTGTTTTGCCCTATATCTAATCCTTTTTGTTTTAGAATAGTAGCTAAATCTTTTACTAAAATCGTGTTCTCACTCGTTTGCACAGCTTCCGCAAAAACCACTTTTGGCTTTTGTTCCTCAAGTTGCTTTAAAGCCTCTTGCTTCTCTTGTTGTTCCTCAATCCATTTTTTAGCTCTAGCAACTGGATCTTCTATCATGTATGAAAACGTTGGATATTCAGTTGCTAATTTCCTCGCTTGTTTTTCTACTTCAATGAAATATTTTCGAATCGCTCGGCCCATTTCGTTGTTTTGCACCATTGCTAATTCTTTAGCAGTATCTAAAGTTAAAAAATAATTTGTTGATGGTCGCCCATTGGTTTTACTCAAAGTTGAGTAAAAGTCTAAACCATTCTCATAACCATAATTTCCAATCATTCTAGATATCCAATCATTAAATCTTGTATTTACTAAAAGCTTTTCATGAAGCATCCGGGCATCAACAAATTTCTCGCCTTTTTCATTTTCAAGGACTGGCAACATTTCATTTGCAATTACTTGTAAATTTGACATTTTGTTCTCCTTTCTGTTCGCCCTTTCACAGTGCTATAGTTTTTGTGAAGGGAGGTGGGTAAAATGACTAAATTAATAATTAATGAATTTGATTTTTCTTTAAATGCATCAAATTATCATATTCTGAATGACTTAATATGTGTGGAATCTACATTAAACAATTCAGAACTAAACTCATTTATCGAATTATATAAATCTCATTTAACCGATGAAGAATCTTTCGATTTTATGTTTGATAATAAAAAATACTATGGTAGATTTGGCAGATTTGTATTTGATTCCAAAGGAAAAATTCAATTATTCTTAACAACTAAACCTTTTGTAATTGATGAAAACACCTATACTTATTCATCCGTAACAAGAAACGAAGTAGAGTATTACAATACTTCTAAAGTTTTAGTCGATTTAGAGAAAAGATTTAATTCCTTGATTGACTTACTAAAAAAGAAAGAACTTATAAACGAAGACGAAACAGATATCTTTGCTGGATATTTAACGTCATATGAAGAAGGTATTAAGATTAAAACTGAAGTAGCAGATTTAGATGAATATCTAAAAGAAACTCATGAAACAATTGAAGATATTAAAAATCAGTACTTGGAGTAGCAAAATGTCTTAATTTTATACTCTTTTCTGCCTCTCTTATTTCTTCCTTAGAATTCACCTTAATTTCTAACGAGTTTATAGTGCTAGCCAAGTCTTCCACCAAAGATTTGGCTTCACTTAATCTCTTTTCTAACAAAGCGGCGTTTTCTATGGAATCCTCTACTCCATTCAGCTCTACTTCCATTTCGATGATTTTTAGCTCTTGATCTTTTTCAAGTAAATCTAAAATGTTTTTTATAGTGTTGTACTTAACGAATAATCTATTCTCTTTTTCATTACCATTTTCTAAAATTGTTTCTAATTTAATAATTGCTTGTTTGATGTTATTCATTTTTCTTCCTCCTCTATTTGTTTTAAAAAAGCCTCTACTTCTAAACCATCCACATCTATTCTTTCTGGATAGCATTCAATAATTAACTTTGGTCGTTTACCGCCTAGTATTTCTAAATGAACACCTGTTACAAATCGTCCTACTTTCCAGTCACCAAGTTGAATGGCATTATATGCAGACCCATCTTCTCTTTGACTAGTTTTGATTGACAAAGTTAACTCTTCGTTACTCATGTTCTAGCCTCCTATTTTCTTTTGCCCAAATCGCCGTTAGTTTTTTCCGATAATCTATTAACTAATGAATTAATTTCTGAATAAAGTTCCGGCAAAATACTTAAATCGCTAAAATCTTCTCCAGTTATACTTAATTCAATGGTGAGTACTGACTCTTTTCTATTTCTCTTAGTTAGGAAAGAGTTTGTAAATGCAATTTTCTTCATTTTCTAGCCTCCTATTTTCGCAAAATCTTTCGTTTCCGTTTTAGCAACGTTTTTGGTAAAAAAATTCGATATATTGCATTTTAGTATCTTTGCCAAAAGAGGCAACATTTCTGCTTTAATTTTATACTCTCCTGTTTCATATTTTAAATATGTGGATGCATTCTTAAATCCTAACTTTATAGCCATATCTTTTTGAGAAAATCCAAGAGATTCTCTTTTTTCTCTGATATATTTTAAATCAATTTCAACTTGCATAAAATCACCTCCGTTTCTGTTTCAGCAATCTTTATAAACTTAGTATACGTTGCTAAAATAGAAATGTCAAGTTCTATTTTAGCAATTTTTGTATTTCTGTTTTAGCAATGTGTTATCTTAATATTATTAAAAGTAAAAGGTGGTAAATATGAAAGTCAATGAAATGATTATCAATCTTAGGGAAAAGAGAAATATCTCTCAACGCGAATTGGCTAATCGTATCGGGATTAATAAAAGCGTAATGAACAGAATAGAATCTGGCGAAAGAGATATTAGAGCTCACGAGCTAGAAGCAATTGCTAACTATTTCGATGTTTCTGCAGATTACTTATTAGGACGTTCAAAACAAAACGATATTGCTGATACAATCGCGGCTCATATAGATCCCAACGCAACAGAAGAGGAAATGGAGGAAATTCTCGCTTATATAGAAGAAAAAAGAAAAGAATATGCTAATGAAGAGGAAATAGATATCACGGACATCGCTGCAAAGAAAGATGCTGACGTGGCAAAGTTTGTAGAAGAGAATCCGGACTTCAAAGCAGTTGCTGCACGTGTCATGGATGACGAAGAGGCTGTTAAAGCGGTCAAAACATTTATTGAATATTATGAGCAACAAAAAAAGAAGTAATGTGTAATTTATTTACTACTAAACCTCTTGACTTGTAACTTAATTACTTGTTATTGAAGTTAATTATTAACATTGTGTGAAAACGTGATATATTCCACGAAAATTATGTATAATATAGGTGCAACGTTGCAATAAAAAACAACGGGGTATAAATACATGAAAAAACTAGATGAACTGAACATGCAACATGATGTAGTGATACTAGAACACGAATTTACTTCTTGTTCATTCACTTTTAGAAAAGAAATTTTCATAGTTATTGATAGTAGATTAAGTCAAAGCGATAAATTGGAAGACGTCGCAAGACTTTTGAATAAAATATAACTATGTAACCAGTTTGCGGCCGCAGATTGGTACATATAAAAAGGGAGATGGAATAATGTATTGTCCGAATTGCGGTCATGCATTAGATAACAGGGAAACTGAATGTCCTGGCTGTTTAGCTCCAATAACTTATCAAACAAGCAACAACGAAAAAGCGCAAAAAGTCGGCGCTTTTATGGAAGAATCTGGTAAATTAATGTCAGGATGTGGTTGTTTAATGACATTGTTGATAACTATTCCTGTCATAGTAATTTTAATAATTATGTTTTTATAAAAAGGAGATAACGGGATGAGTAAGTATAGTTACTTGTTAAAAAAATGGTGGTTTTGGTTAATTTGTTTATTGATTATTATCGGAATTGGATTTACAGTATGGTACACACAGGTTTATACATCTGAATGGGGTAAAGGGCTATCAAAGGAAGACAAAGAGGTATTGGAAAAGGCAAATAAGTCAACAAACGAATTTAATAAATTTGCAAAAGAAGCTAACTCGGGCATCAAATCGTTTAATAACGATGTAACAATTGATCCGCAAATAGTAATTAATCCTTTTACTAAAATGGGAGATAATATTACCGAAAGATCAGACGACTTTATTAAACATTACGATGAATATTCTATCTCAATCCAAAATATCTTAAAAGATGATTATGATAATATAAAAAAACTTAGAGATGACGTTGTTGCACAACAGGAAGAAATTAAAAGTATTTACTCAAATGCTCATAATTATAACAGAGAATTATCCACTGTTGAATCTAAAATAGTAGAAAATATATATCAAGAAATGCATAAAGAACAAAAAGAAAGCTTAGGATTAAAAAATCATGAATTCAAAAAAAATGCTGAGTTCAGTGATAAAGCAATAAAATTAATGTCTGGCGTTGATTAAAAGATAACTCCGCACCTTTTTTATTCAAAATATGAAAAATAATTAACAGGGAGACTAAATCATGAAAAAAGGGATTGTTTTAGGATTAATTTTATTACTTAGTTTTGTTTTGTATGGATGCGGAGAACCTGAACTAGATATTAGCAAGGATCCCGGAAAAGGATATTATCTACAATACAAAGGAACCACTTCTGATGAGGCAAAGATAACTTTAAAAGATGAAAGCGGAGAAACAAAAAAACTTGATGTAGAGAAAAATAGTTTTACTGCTCTAGTGCCTAGACTAACTTCTAAGGCAATCTACACTGTAATAGCTAAAGATAAAGATAAAGAGACAGAAACTAAGTTAGTAGTTCCTAAACAAAAAAAACTTGTTTCTTATGAAGATTTAAAAGGACAGTTTAATTATATTTATGAAACTGAAGACAAGTTATCTATTTCTCTTCCTGATTCTATAAACAGTAATGAAGAAATAACACCGGGATTTAAAATTATGTCTGATGGTAATAACGTAATGTCAATTTTATTAACATACAGTTCTGAGGATAATATTGGTATCACTGATTATAACGATTTTACCTATTCAATTGCTGCTATTATGATGTCGTTAGATTCGGAAAATAGTTTAGATAAAGTTCTTGATGCTTTAAATAACAGTATGGATAATCAAAAGGAAAATAAAGTCACAGTTAATGATATTACTTATCAATTTTCTACAATTAACGCTGGAACAACAAATATAACAACTTTAGAGATTTTCCCAAACTAAAGAGAGCCTCCGGGCTTTTCTTTTTTACCGAAAAAAAGAACGTATGTGCGAAAGGAGAATGAGAATGAAAGCGGCTATCTATATAAGAGTATCTACACAAGAACAAGTAGAAAATTATTCAATACAAGCACAGACTGAAAAGCTAACGGCTTTATGTCGTTCTAAAGATTGGGATGTGTACGATACGTTTATTGACGGTGGATATAGCGGTTCAAACATGAATCGTCCGGCGCTAAATGAAATGCTAAGTAAATTACATGAAATAGATGCAGTAGTCGTTTATCGACTAGACAGACTCTCCCGCTCGCAAAAAGATACTATTACACTAATTGAAGAGTATTTCTTAAAAAATAATGTAGAGTTTGTTAGCTTATCGGAAACGTTAGATACTTCAAGCCCGTTCGGTCGTGCAATGATTGGTATATTATCAGTATTCGCACAGCTAGAGCGCGAAACAATCCGAGATCGAATGGTAATGGGTAAAATTAAGCGTATTGAAGCAGGTCTTCCGTTAACGACTGCGAAAGGTAGAACATTCGGCTATGATGTTATAGATACAAAATTATACATTAATGAAGAAGAAGCAAAACAGCTACGATTGATTTATGATATTTTCGAAGAAGAACAAAGTATTACTTTTTTACAGAAAAGACTAAAAAAATTAGGCTTTAAAGTTAGAACATATAATCGCTATAACAACTGGCTAACTAATGATTTGTATTGTGGTTATGTTTCATATAAAGATAAAGTTCATGTAAAAGGTATTCACGAGCCTATTATCAGTGAAGAGCAATTCTATAGAGTTCAAGAAATATTTTCTCGCATGGGTAAAAATCCAAATATGAATAAAGAATCAGCTTCATTGTTAAATAATTTGGTAGTATGCAGTAAATGCGGGTTGGGCTTTGTCCATCGGAGAAAGGACACTGTATCTCGCGGAAAGAAATATCATTATAGGTATTATAGTTGCAAGACCTATAAACATACTCATGAACTCGAAAAATGCGGAAACAAAATTTGGAGAGCCGACAAACTCGAAGAATTAATCATTGATCGCGTAAATAATTATAGTTTCGCTTCTAGGAATATAGATAAAGAAGACGAATTAGATAGTTTAAACGAAAAACTTAAAATAGAACATGCAAAAAAGAAGCGGCTGTTCGATTTATATATAAATGGGTCGTATGAAGTTTCAGAACTTGATTCTATGATGAACGATATTGATGCGCAAATCAATTACTATGAGGCTCGAATAGAAGCAAACGAGGAATTGAAGAAGAATAAAAAGATACAAGAAAATTTAGCAGATTTAGCAACAGTTGATTTTAACTCTTTAGAGTTCAGAGAAAAGCAACTTTATTTAAAATCACTAATTAATAAAATTTATATCGACGGTGAACAAGTTACTATTGAATGGCTCTAG